CGTTTGACTTGAGGTCGGTCGCAACGGGCGATAACTGGTAACCCGCTTGTGACAGGATCAGCCATGATCCGTTAGCCATGTCGATTCCATCAATGGTCGAGATGCGGCTAACTTGCCCACGATCTGTCTTTGGTTCGTAGCGTTTCGGGAACCGTCGGCTAATCCGGTTGGAAATGTTTTCCGCCACGGCATGAACTGAAGACGGTACGCGGTATGACTGCGCTAAGATTTCAGACCCGCCGTCCAGATTGATGAAATGATCGACGTCTGCCCCTGCCCAACGGTAGATCGCTTGGTCGTCATCTCCCGCGCAATACATCTTGTCGGACATGTCATCCAGAATATGCGCGATATCCCACTGCAACGGGGACAAATCCTGCGCTTCATCCAGAAACGTCAGCTTAAACCGGTGCTTAAACGTCGGTGCTTGTTCCACAAATAGCTCTAGCATGTCCGTAAAGTCGCATAGGTTGTACATATGTTTGTACTTGCGTAACGATTTATCGACGTAATTGACCGTATTCCAGTCAACATCCAGTTCGCTTTCGTTGTACTGCTCGCGCAATGGCACCTTACGAAGCCGCGCAAGGTTAATCAGACCGAGCAATGGGTCGTTTGTTTTAGCCAGATCCATGAAATCATCCGAACCTTGCTTGGAACCAAAGAGTTCCACGCCGATGGCATGGCTTAGTTCCTTGTAATGCTCTGGTTGCATGATCTGCTCAGAGCTAATGTCGGTCATGGACAAGGCAAGGCTGTGCAACGTCCTGAAAAATATCAAATCGGTCTTGGCATCAAGGCTGAACCTTTCGGCCGCACGCTCTTTTGCTTCTGTCGCCGCTTTCTTAGTGAAGGCAAGGAAGGCAATCTCTTGAGGCAATACGCCTGATTCGAGCGCCTTATCTACCATATTAAGTAGCGTTGTTGTTTTTCCGGTTCCCGGTGGTCCGAAGATTCTGAACATTCCCGTAGTCCTTTGGATTGTCTTCTACCTTTTTAATAATCTGACGCACACGTTCGCGCGACAGCCCCATGCGTTTTCCGATAGCGGTCAAAGTCATGTAATACTTCGTTCGCATCTCGTAAATCTGAAAGTCTCTTTCACGGTTGTCCATTGGCATCCACCCACTCCTCTAATTCTTTAATGCCCTGTACGCGTTCTACAAATATCGGCGTGTGTTCCCCGATGTAAGAACCCAAAATATTAAAGTTGAAATACTCAACGGCTTCCCAGATCTCGCACTTCAATTCTCTTTGAACCGCTTGTATCGCCAAGTCGATGTCATACACGACAACTGCCGGTTCTCCGCATCGGTGACCAACACCGATAATCGCATCGTCTAATCCGTCTGCTTTTAACATCAGAATGGGGCCTCTTCTTGGTCAAACTTAGGTTTCAGATCTATGTCTGCTGATTCAAAGGATGGGATAGACCACACGCGGACTGCCCGCCCCTTGATCTTTAACACGGTGCTTTCGCCACTGATATCCCGCAAACGTTGAGCAATCTTGTGCGATTTAAATTCAAAAAACTTATTCTTTCGCAGATGTGCTTCAAAATCCCGTAGTCTGAAATAGGTCTTGTTGGTGTCCTCGTCGGTCCAAGGGCGGCGGAGCAAGATCTCTTCTTTGTCCTGCGCTTGCTGTAAATGCCGGCAAAACTCTTCGAGGTAGTCGTAGAACTGGCCGGAGGTCGAAGCATCCTGTGCCACTTCCATGATTGCGCTTTCGTTATCGCGCATCTCGCTCATGAGCGCGCTAATCCGACTCTCCCAGTTTTGTTTTGATGCTGTGCGAGGCATGAAATTGAGTTGTTCCATGCACGCTTTTTGGAAAGTTGCTTGAGACAATAGCGCATCTGTATCGAGTTCGAGAGGCTCGCCATTGACGTCCATGAACCAGACGGGAGGTGTGGAGTTATACTTTCTAAGATTTGCGATAGCCGCACCCTGACTTGCGGCGCCAATCCCAAATTTACGCGTTTGACAGAGGTCTTTGTTGCAGTGGGCGCAGATCGGCGCATCACTGCACTTGTAAGCGTAATCCTTTTTTTCAAGTTGCTTCGCAACGATATTAACTTCGTTGAGTGGTAAGGGCGGAGCCAGATACTGGGCATTGTACTCAAGTATCTTACTTTCCCACTCGTCCGGATACGCTTTGCGGAGGTAGACCCCCAGATTGAATAGCCCATTGTTACGTCCCCCTTCTGAGATTTTTTCTTTACACAGGTACTGTAAGCATGGCGGCCCGTCCTTGACGATAATCTCTGGGCCATTTGTGTCCTGCGTCAGAGCCTTAACTTGCTCCGGAGTCTGCACATGCGCGTCGTAGAGCGCAAAAAACTCTTCCAGAGTAGCTGAGGTGCCGTCGTCCTTAATCGCGTAGCGTAGGCCGTCTTCTGCGTCGTAGTACGGCAGATTCAAAAAGTTACCGATGTCGCCACGATCCAGATGGAGCTTCACCTGCTTTGGAAAAATTTCGCTGTTACCGTAGCCGAGAGCCGTCGAGATGCTTTGCAGAGTTTCCTGCATCAGCTTGGCTTCAATCCACTCGGTTGAAAACAAAAAGCAATGCGCGCCGCCAGACTTGGAGCGACACACAACTAAAGGCAGTTTGGCCTGACGGATCTTGGAGACGAGATCAGTGTGGTCCAAAGGATACTGATCGATATCAATACAGCCCCAGACACAACTGTTGTCTTCGTTAATCGGAATAATACCGATGCCCTTGCCAGTTCCAGACAAGTGACCTTCCCATAGTTCCGTGGTCCGTGTTTCTCGAACGACGGCCGCTTTACCGGCGCTCTTGCCGCTTTGCGTCTTCTTCTCAATTTTAAAAGTTCCATACGCCTGTTCCAGACCGGCGAAGATAGAACTAAATTTTTCGACTGACATAGTTGATCCTCAAAAACGAGGCGCGCGAACGCGCCCCGCATGTCGTTAAAACGCAGGGTTAGTGTTTGTTTCCTCATCCGCCCCATGTTTAACAACAACGTCACCGGCCATAATGCTTTCTGCAAACTGCTTGGCTTGCATATACAAAGCACCGTCAGACACTGGCTCTAAACGTGACATTTCCCACCCGTGCCATGAACCTTTTGAGTTTTCTTCTGACAGGGTTTTCAACAGGTAAGTGTAAGCAAATCGCGCCGGAGTGAATGGCCCATTGGCTCCCTGCATCTTTGCGGATGCAACCATTGAGTTCCACTTGCGTGACTTCTTCAACTGCGTTGATTTCATTGCAAGTAACGCTGTTTCAGCCGAACCGTCCTCATTGAGTACGATAACAAAATGCTGATGCGTTTCTTCAATGTATTCGCCGTTCCCGCCGTCTACATACTCGCGGTTATCGGATGGATCGCGAGTTGTCTTTGGACGATCTTCGTTTGGCGCGTAGATCGCTTGTGGAGCACCACTACCTTGACCACGGGGAGCCCACTGAATAAAGCGACGCTGATAGGCACATGGGATCACCCGAATACCTTCCTTGCCGCTGTACACTGTGCCGCTAACCGTGTTGTAGATGTCGCCCTTGCGTCCTTCAAAGTTTTCGTCGTCGAGCAATGGGTCGAGCGCCGAAACGATTTTTAGGAAGGGTAGGGCAAGATCTTCTTGCTCCATGCGAGTTCCGATGCCGGCATCGGCCTCGAACATTGTTGGGTCAAATTCCGCAATTGCCCCTGATTGCTTTTCAGCTACTGCTTTTGATGTTGCCATTATTTAGTCCTCTTGATTACTGCACGTTGTCCTACCCAAGCGCCAAATAGCTCCATTGGGAAGTCGTCACCGTTTTCTACGCGTTCCTTAATGAAGGCACGCAATGTCTGCGGATGAATATCAGTCTTCTGCTCCGCCGCTAATCCCTGCTGTGATGCAAGGGCCTTGAAGGCAGATGCCTGATCGTCTTCGCCGCGGCCAAAGATACACATCACTTGATTCTTAATGATGTCGTCATAGCCGTTATCGCGGAGCCACTCGAAAGCCTGTGGCTTATCGTCAATGCGGATTGATGCCCCATACGTTTGCTTTACAGTAACGTTTGAGCCGTCGTCCAAAGTCATTGATGACAAACCAAGTTCGGCCAACATGGTCGGCAAGTCTTCGTCAGTCATTTTTAAAAGAGCGTTTTTCTCTTTCTTGAGTTTAGCCTCAAGATCTTCGATTTCTGCTTCTTTATTTCTTATTGCTACGGCCATTGAGGCAACAGTATGAAGCCCTTCTTGGTCTAGCGTTTCTATGCTCGATTCGGCAGTGTCCTGCTCCATCATTCTCAGCAGATCTGCTGATTGGTTAAGATCGCTCATGCGCTTTTCTCCGTTGTTAAAGGCACCGTTTGGGCCTTGACATTTCTATATATAATCCTATGATTAGCAAGAGTCAAGGGGAAAGTGACATGAATTTTGAAAACTATGAATTTAAGACCAAGCCGTATGATCATCAGCTTAACGCGCTACGCGACTCGTGGGCCGCGGAATACTATGCGCTGTTCATGGAGATGGGAACGGGTAAGTCGAAAGTTACAATTGATACGATGGGTATGTTGTATGAAAAAGGTCATATCGACGCGGCGCTCATCATTGCTCCGAAGGGCGTCTACGATAACTGGGTTCGCAAAGAATTAGAAGCCCATTTGCCCGAGCGCATTGCAACGCAGGTTGTTCGTTGGACGCCCTCTGGTGCCAAGAGTTATCAGGACGAGCTAGTCAAGTTAGTCTACGAAGCCTTTGAAGGGCTTAAAATTTTTGTGATGAACGTTGAGGCGTTTTCTACACCACGGGGTACGCGAGCCGCGTATGAATTCTGCAAAAAGAATCCTGATAATTTAGTGATTGTTGATGAATCGACGACGATTAAGAACAGAAAAGCACAGCGGACCGCGAACATTGTAGAACTGTTGAAGGTCAGCAAGTACCGTCGCATCCTCACAGGTTCGCCCATCACAAAGTCCCCGATGGATTTGTTTAGCCAGTGCGCGTTTCTGTCCCCCAAGGCGCTTGGTATCAACTCGTACTATGGCTACCAGAATCGTTACGCCGTTGTGCAGAAGCGCACGATGGGTCACAAGAGCTTTAATGAGATTACCGGCTACCGTCGTCTGGATGAACTAAATCAAAAACTCGATAAGTTCAGCAACCGCGTACTCAAGTCCGACTGTCTGGATTTGCCAGATAAAGT